TTACTCTGCAGGTGAAGTCGGCCACTCAATATCAGGTGCAGTTGATGTATCAACACGGTTCAGCAATACCCGATACTTCTTCCAGGCTTCCAGCAACGAGGTTTCTTCCTCCGTTGCAATTTCCAGATCTGCAGCATCCTGAAGCGGCGCAATATGCTCACTGGCTACCTGCATCAGGCTTTTTTTTGTTTCTTCCGCCTCCCGGATCCGGAACAGTTTTTCTGCTTCCGTATCCTTCACCCAGGCTGTGCCGTTCCACTTCTGATATTCCCCTCCCGGCGATAACCAGGTAAAATTTTCCGGTAACGGACCGAGTTCAGAAATAAATAATGCATCCCCTGATGCCACGTCATAGACGGTTTTACCCCGATGGTCTTCAACGAGATGCCACGATGCCTCATCACTGTTGAAAACAGCCACGAAGCCAGCCGGAATATCTGGCGGTGCAATATCGGTACTGTTTGCTGGCAGACCTGTATGAGGTGGAATGTATGCATCACCTTCACCAATAAATTCATTGGTTCCGGCCAGCAGATTATAAATTTTTATGGTCCGTGGTAGTTCACTCATTCTGAATGCCATTATGCAAGCCTCACAATATAGTTAAATGCGATGTTTTTAACGGTGTTTTCCGCGTTACCCGCAGCGTCAACAGTAATGGTATGTCCGTGTGAACCAATACTGAAAGAATGGGCATGAGCACCGATAACAACCGGATGCTGGTGCGCACCAATACCAACTGTATGCGCATGTGCACCGGCACTCACGGCTGTACCGGACAATGAGTGACTGTGGTTGCCCTGGCTGTCCGTTTTCGATAAATAAGCAATACCCTGTGTGTTGGTTCCTTTAACTGTGGATAAACTTCCTGTAATGGTTGCTGTTCCATACTGACTCCAGCCAGAACTGTTCATCCTTAAACCACTTGTGTGGGCATGAGCACCCGCGTCCCCTGTTGAACCGCTCAGACTGTGAGCATGAGCCCCCGTGTTATTCGTCGATTTGGTGCCGTAATCGAAACTGCCTGTTGTTTTCGTCCCGTAATCAAACGACGATGTGGTTTTCGTCCCCAAATCCGTACCGGATGCACTGGCACTGTGGGTGTGCGACTTAATTCCATCCTGTTCCTGAGACAATACAGCACGACCGCTGGCGGGTTTCCCCTTGATTGTCCAGCCTCGCATATCAGGAAGCACACCCGATGGATACGCGACAGCAAGTTTTGGGTAGGCTGATTTGTCAAACGCCTGCCCCTGCATCAGGACGTAGCCAGACGGAACGATATCTGATGGCCACGGGATCGGCGCACCTGCCGGAAAGGCCGAATTCTCTCCGGCCCCAAGGTATTCAAGAACATCTGCAACGGAATTTTTTGCCAGAATATCCCTGCCAACCTGAGTCAGTTCAGTCAGGCTGGCGGCATCATTTTCCGTAAAATACGGTAATTTATTTTTCGCCGTGGAAAGCCCTGCCAGCGCCGTCAGTGTCGCATTCTTCGGTTGTTTACCCGCAAGCGCGTTAGTCATGGTGGTAGCAAAATCTGGATCATTCCCGAGCGCTGCGGCCAGTTCATTCAGCGTATTCAGTGCGTCAGGTGACGCGTCGATAACATCTGCAATCGCGGCCAGTACAAAAGCGGTGTTCGCAATCTGGGTATTGTTTGTTCCCCTGAGCGCGGTTGGTGCTGTTGGCGTTCCGGTCAGTGCCGGACTGTCCAGTGGGGCTTTTCTGTTCGTTTCATCCATTACCACCTTAACCGCCTTTGGCGTTGCAGCAAGCGTTTCAGACGTGCTGTTGGTTGCACTGCTGAGCTGCACTATCCCCTTTCTCGTTGTGTCCGCATCCTCAAGCGCGACAGCTGAAGCTATATCTTCTGCACGTTTTGCCGAATTTTCTGCACGTATTGCCGCCGCTTCTGCCGCACTTTTGCTCTGCGATGCTGATACCGCACTTCCCGCAGCCTCTGTCGCCTTCGTGGATGCCGTTGACGCACTCCCCGCCGCCGCTGTTTTTGCGTCTGCCGCGGCAGAAGCGCTCCGTTCCGCTGCTGTTTCAGATGACCTGGCATTCGTCTCGGACGTTTTTGCCGCCCTGGCAGAATTTTCTGCCGCCGTTGCCGAGGAAGCTGCACGACCGGCACTTGATGATGCGTTCGTTTCTGATGATTTTGCTGCCTCTTTTGAGGCCACCGCATCTCGTGCTGAAGTGGCGGCCTCTGACGCTTTCGTGGTCGCGGTGGAGGCAGACGTGGCGGCTGATTGTTGTGACGCTGCAGCATTCGTTTCTGACGTTTTCGCCGCACCGGCACTGGTGGCCGCCGCGTTTTTTGAGGACTCTGCGGCTGCGGCACTTTTTTCCGCTTCAGTGGCCTTTGCTGATGCCGCTTCTGCGCCGGAGGACGCTTCCTGAGCTGACGATGCAGCCTGTCCGGCGGACGTGCTGGCGGCGCGTGCTGAGTCAGTTGCATCAGTCACAAGGGCCGCGACCTGAGCAGCTGATGCACTGGCATCGCCGGCTGATTTCTTCGCGTCTGCCGTACTCTGTGCCACCACGGACGCGTTACGCGCCACCTCTTCCACCATCAGTTCAAGACGACGCAGCACCTCCGGCCGGGCATCATCCTCCGTCATGGCACAGAGAAAATCATTCAGCGTCCCCGGTTGTGAATCTTCATACACGGTGATGGTCCCGGCGTGCGATGGTGGAAAACCGTCAACCTGCAGGATGACACTGTACTGACCGTACTCCACATCCATGCTGTAACGCCCGGCTTCATCCGGATTCTCTGAGCCCACCGTGTTCACCACCACCGTGGTGCTGTTACGTCTGGCTTTCAGCTGAATGGTGCAGTTCTGTACCGGTTTTCCTGTGCCGTCTTTCAGGACTCCTGAAATCTTTACTGCCATATTCACCCCACAAAAAAGCCCACCGGTTCCGGCGGGCTGTCATAACACTGTGTTACCTGGCTAATCAGAATTTATAACCGACCCCAACGATGAATCCGTCAGTACGCCAGTCGCCACTGCCGGAGCCTTCATAAGCAATATCAACAACGACGGACGCTGCCGGATTAATCTGTATACCTGCACTCCACGCCACTGAGGTATGCCGCATTGCTCTTTCGTCCCTGGCGGTGGTCGTCTCTTTCATATACCCGGGAGTGATTTCCGTCTTACGGTAATCCCTTGTACTGCCGGACCACCGACTGTGAGCCACTCCGGCCATGGCGTACGCACTGACCTGCTTACTGATTTGTAAAACCGGTCCGGCCATCACGCTCACATAACGTCCACGCAGGCTCTCATAGTGAAACGTATCCTCCCCGGTCATCACTGTGCTGCTCTTTTTCGACGCGGCGAACCCCAGGGAAGCCATCACCCCCACACTGTCCGTCAGTTCATAACGGTACTTCACGTTAATCCCTTTCAGATGACTCACACCGGTATCCCCGCCCGACAACGACGGCAATGTACCCGGTTTCACCTGAAAATAGCCCACCGTAAACGTACCATGTCCACCTTCCGCACGGGCCGGAGTGACTGTCACCGCAAGTGCGGCAAAGACAGCAACGGCAATACACACATTACGCATCGTTCACCTCTCACTGTTTTATAATAAAACGCCCGTTCCCGGACGAACCTCTGTAACACACTCAGACCACGCTGATGCCCAGCGTCTGTTTCTTAATCACCATAACCTGCACATCGCTGGCAAACGTATCCGGCGGAATATCTGCCGAATGCCGTGTGGACGTAAGCGTGAACGTCAGGATCACGTTTCCCCGACCCGCTGGCATGTCAACAATACGGGAGAACACCTGTACCGCCTCGTTCGCCGCGCCATCATAAATCACCGCACCGTTCATCAGTACTTTCAGATAACACATCGAATACGTTGTCCTGCCGCTGACAGTACGCTTACTTCCGCGAAACGTCAGCGGAAGCACCACTATCTGGCGATCAAAAGGATGGTCATCGGTCACGGTGACAGTACGGGTACCTGACGGCCAGTCCACACTGCTTTCACGCTGGCGCGGAAAAGCCGCACTCGCCGCCTTTACAATGTCCCCGACGATTTTTTCCGCCCTCAGCGTACCGTTTATCGTACAGTTTTCAGCTATCGTCACATTACTGAGCGTCCCGGCGTTCGCATTCACGTTACCACTGATATCGGCATTTTTCGCCGTCAGCCGGCCATCAGGTGTCAGGGAAAATGCCGGAGGATTACCGCCGCTGGTAATGGTGGGGGCCGTCAGGCGTTTCAGGAACACGTCATTCATGAATATCTGATTGCCCTGCGCCACAAACATCGGCGTTTCATTCCCGTTTGCCGGGTCAATAAACGCGATACGATTGGCGGCAACCAGAAACTGGCTCAGTTTGCCTTCCTCTGTATCCTCCATGCTGAGGCCAAGTCCCGTGACATAATGTCTGCCGTCTCTGGTCTGCTCAATTTTGACGCCCCACATGGCATTCCATTTATCACTGGCGTCTTTCCACTCTTTCGAAAACTCATCCAGTCTGCTGGCGTTATCCTCCGTCAGGTCGACTTTTTCCAGCAACTCCTTGCCGAGATGAGATTCGGTTATCTTGCCTTTGAAAAAATCCAGGTAACCTTCCGCATCATCGCTCGCCCGACCGACAGCCTCCACGAATGCCGATTTGCCAACGGTGTTCACACTGCGAACGTAAAAATAATAATCATGGCCCGGCCTGATATTGATACTGGCGGCTATCCAGTACAGCGCCGTACCAAGATAACGCGCGCTGGTTTCAACCTGCCTGATATCGGTAATCTGCTTTTCCGAGAACCAGAACTCAAACTGCACTGTCGGGTCATATACAGCCAGTTTCGGGACCGCCGTTATCTGAAAATAGCCCGGCGTCAGCTCAATCTGTGACGGTGCAGCCGGTGCGGCAATCCGGAAAGAGACCGACGCCGCATCGCCCTGTTGCCCCCACGCATTTACCGCCCGGACCGTCAGCGTGTAATGCCCCAGCGCCAGTTGCCTGAAGCGGTATGTGGTTTCCGTCGTCCTGGCCGTGCTGACCAGCCGCTCACTGCCGTCATCCGCTGCCACGGTCAGGCGAAGCAGGAAGCTCACGCCCTTCACCACCTTCGGCGTGTCCCAGCGCGCCAGCACCTGATACTCCCCGCTGTCTGCGGTGACTTCGGCGGTCAGGTGCTGCACCGCTGGCGGCGTGACACCATTCACCGTGCCGCTCTGGTCGCCGTCAAAGTGCGCCCCGTTATCCACGATGGCCTCTTTTTCCGGTACATGCTGCACGGCGGTGATGGCATACGTGCCGTCGTCGTTCTCACGGATACTCACGCAGCGGAACAGGCGCTGGCGCAACGTCGGCAGCTTCAGCCCCCATACGCTGTATTCAGCAACGCCGTCAGGAACACGGCTCACTTTCACCTTCACGCCGTCGGTGACGGACTGAACCTCCACGCTGACCGGACTCCCCTGCCCGTCAACCAGGCTTATCAGCGTGGTGCCGGAAGATGGCAGCGTGATTTCACGGTCGAGCGTCAGCGTCCGGGTCTGGCTGTTTACCGCCAGCACGCGCCCGCCGGTGCTGATACCGGCATAGTCATCATCACAGATTTCAATGACATCGCCCGGCACATGGCGAAGCCCTTCTGCGCCCACGCTGAAGTCCACGGTCTGCGTTTCCAGCAGTTCTGTTTTAATCAGCCACAGCCCGGCGCGGTGTGCCTGCCCCCGGCTGGTACAGCCAAAAGCATCCATCTTCGTGACGTTACGACCGTAACGGGCAATGGCCTGCGTATCCTCCACAAGCTCCGTCGCCGTCTCCCAGCCGTTATCCGGGTCAATCCAGTTCACCTCCACGGCATTATGGCGGTCTTTCAGGGCGCTGAAGCTGTAACGGAACGGCGCGCCATCATCCGGTATCACCACATTGCTGCGGTTATAGGTCCACACCTTATCCGACGGTCTGTCCTGCACGAACGTCAGCGTCTGTCCGTTCCATACCGGCATACAGCGCATCGCCGAGCAGAAATCGCTGAGCACATCCCACGCCTTACGCTGTGATGCCAGATAAGCATTACAGGTGATACGCGGCTCCGTGCCACCATAGCCATCCGGTACTGACTGGTCACAGTACTGACCGATAACATACAGGGTCCATTTATCCACCTCCGCTGCCCCGAGACGTTGTCCCATGCCATAACGCGGATGGGTGAGCATGTCCCACAGGCACCAGGCCATGTTGTTACTGTATGCCGGTTTAAGTGTCCCGTCCCAGATACCGCTGTACTGCCGCGTCTGTGGATCATAGTTCGACGGTACCTGCAGAATGCGTCCACGAAGATGGTAATTACGGCCCACCTGCTGGCTGCCGAACTGCTCCGAGTCCACCTGTACACCGACCAGTGCCGTGTTCGGGTAGCCCTGTTTCACATCGATGATTTCGGTGTATGACGACCAGAGCGTTTTGTTCTGCAGCTGGTCTGTGGTGCTGTCCGGCGTCATTCTGCGCATCCGGATATTAAACGGGCGCGGCGGCAGGTTACCCACCACCACCGAGGCCAGATACTGCGAGGTGGTTTTGCCCTTAATGGTGATGTCTTTTTCCGTCACCCAGCCACCATTACGCTGTATCTGAACCAGCAGACGGACTTCCGACGGATTCCTGTCACCCTTTGAGGTGGTTTCCACCAGTGCCTGCACACCGAAGGTAAAGCGCAGACGGTCGATGTTTGCAGACGTGATGGTCCGGGTAATCGGCGTGTCGTACTTCACTTCCGTACCCAGCACCGTCTCGGAGCCGGAGGATTCAAATCCCTCCGGCGGTGTCTGCTCCTGCTCACCTGCCCGGAACACCACCGTGACGCCGGATATATTGGTATTCCCCTCACTGTCCAGCACCGGCGTACTGTTCAGCAGCACGCTTTTTAATCCATCCACCGGACCTTCAATCGGCCCTTCACTGATCGCATCAATCACGCTCAGTAACTGCGTGGATTTCAGGTTATCTTTCGCTTCGCGAGGAGTGTGCCCCTTGCTGCCACCTTTACCCATTTATCTGGCTCCATTAACAACAAAACCGCCCGCAGGCGGTTTCACATAAAACGTTTTACATCAGCGACCAATCACCACAACCTGACCACCATCACCCTCATCAGCAGTACTGATACTCTGTGAAATCACACGCGACCCCACACGCATCTCACCATACAGTACCGGTAACGGATTCCCCTGGGCGATCATATTATCCAGCGAGGAAAAAAAGGTGTTCTGTTTGCCGTTATCCGCGGACTCCATGGACGGCGTTTTGATGGCCGGTGTCAGCATCTGCGCTATCCCGCCGAGGATCATACTGGCCCCGGCGGCATACATCCCCGTAAGTGCTGCCGCACCCAGCCAGCCCGCGGGGTTCCACCAGGCTACCGCAACAACCACAGCACCCAGGATGGTCTGAAAAATTCCGCCATGCTTTGCACCGGCAAGCCGGGGAACAATGTGGATCACCGCACCGTCCGGTAACGGCTCATGGAGCTGTGCCGTTACCCCGGACTCGCTGACATCCCGCCCGGCGATACGTACCTGATACCAGCCGTCACTCAGTTTCTGACGAAACGACGGAAGTTGTGTGGCCAGCGCCCGGATGGCTTCAGCCCCCGTTTTCACACGAAGGTCGATGCGGCGGCCAAATCGTTGCAAATCCCCGTAAAGGCAGAGGCGTGCCATGCCCGGTGCCGCCAGAGGGAGTGTGTGCGTCGCTGCCATTTTTCTGTATACCTCTCTCGTTTACTCAGTTGTTCAGGAATATGGTGCAGCAGCTCGCCGTCACCACAGTAAATGGCGGCATGATTCGGCACCGATGAACCAAAGCAGCACAGCAACACATCGCCCGGCTGCGCCGCTGACAGGGTGACCGGGTAAAAGCCTGTATCTGCCATGTTGTCCAGGTAAAGATTCTGACCGTTACGCCACCAGTCATCCTCACGATGAAAATCCGGTATCTCAATTCCTGCCAGATGATAAGCGTCCCGGAACAGCGTGTAACAGTCCGTCACCCCGTGATCAAAGCGCCTTCCGGTCAGATGTGGCACGCAGCGGAATTTATGGAGAGCCCCCCGACAGACCAGCCACCACGGCAAATCACTCTGTACCTGCAGCTGACGGTCGGCTTCACTCAGCCAGGGCAGACCACCGGGATGGCTGTGGACCAGCGCCACCACCTCGCCCTGTATTTGTGCCCGCAGCCAGTCTTCCGGTACCATCCGGAAACACGCCTCCGGAGTACCGGAGATATTCACGCAGGGAAGATACCTTTCCCCCTCCGGCGTTCTCACCACGAAGCCGCACGACTCCGCTGGCGCACATCGCCGGGCGTGCGCCAGAATCACTGATTCAGTCTCTGTCATGGATTTACTGCGAAAGTTTATTGATGGAAAGGAAACCGCCAAAGTTACCGACGTTATGACGTGACTTACAGCCACTCAGGCATTTACTGCATTTATCCTTCGTGATATCAGACGTCGGCTGGTCATATTCATCCGCGACAGCCGGACCGTGATAACCGCACTCATCACCGCGATAGGTCCAGGTACAGGTGTTGGCCAGCATGGTACGTCCCGGGAAAACCGCACCGTCTGTCTCCGCTGGCGAGGCCAGAACAAACGTTGCCGTCACCGCCGTCAGATCGCTGCACTGTTCAATACGCCAGTAACTGATCACCTCCTGTTCCGGATCGGCTTCACTGTTTCCGTTAGTAAAATTCACCGCATCCAGAAAACGGGCGTAAACCTTACGCCGGATCACCGTTCCGCCAGCCAGACTCTGTAAATCCTCCACCATCCCGGTAACCATCCCGTACAGGTTGGACACCGTCAGGGTGGGGCGGGCGCTGCTTCCCTTGCCTTTCATTTCAAACCCTGCTCCCTGAACAGGATACACCTCATATTTCCGGCCCTGCCAGGTGACGGCCTCCCCCTTCTCGTTAGGCTCATTACTGAAAAAATAACGCTCCCCGCCAATCTCTGTCAGATCAATTTCCCAGAGTACCAGGCTGGCAGACTGCTCCGTACGGGTACATTCATTCAGTGTTTCCTGCCGGATATCCTGCATCCGTCCTCCTCATACCACGACCTGTTCAAAATTTGCGGTTACCGTGACCCACAGCGCCCCCACACTGGACGACCATTTACGGCAGACCACCCGGACAGGTGTCCAGCCATAAGGCGGTGTCCACTGAAACGCCCTGACCCCACCGTGCCGGGCCAGAAACGCTTCCAGCGCCTGATGCTCCCCTTTACGGACACGGATCGTGACACTGTACGTTGGCAACAGAGGATTCAGTCCCGCCGGACGACGCTGTTCATAACCATCACCCAGTTTAACTGTCACCACTTTGGGCTCTGAATCCACCTTCATATCCGGACGGACTTTCCAGCTAAATATCTCCATCACCGGTATACTCCGCTTAACTGCCCGCCATCACGGGACTGTTGTTGCATAAAATCTTCTGCAGCCCTTTTCCCCAGGTTGTAAACCGCCTGCATGACTTCCGGCCCAATCTGTCCGTTCTGGCCATCATTATTGATCTCGATGTTGTACTGCGGCGCAAACATCACCATCCCCGAACCACAGGTCGCTGCCACAACACCCAGCTTACCGTCAGCCCCCCTGCGCAAGGGCAGGATAGCCTCAGGCCCCGCTTCACCCATCACCCCCGCGCCTTTTGCAAAAGCAAAAAACGTCGGACGGTTAACCACCGTGCCACTGTAGCGACTCAAATCAGCAGACTGATAAACACCACCTTCTGCATTGGTTTTCACATCACCGAAATCAAACCCCATCACACTGCCAATCCCTTTGACAGCCTTCATCATGGTTGCCTGCGCCAGAATTTTTGCCATATCTGACAGCACAGATGAGGTGAAAGATTTGAAATTGAGTTTGCCGGTGGTAACAAAAGTTGCCAGACCATTTCCCATACTACTGAAAGCAGACATAAACATCTGTTCTGCAGTCCCGGCAGCATTATCCGCGTCGGCAGTAAAATTCATGAACGCGCGTTTTGTACCGTTTCTCCACTCCCCCTGCGCAGCATCCATCTGTTGCCAGTAGCGGCGATTCTCATTCAGTTTCCGGTTCAGACTGTCTGTCAGCGTCTGTTCAGCCTTCCGGTATGCGTCAGAACCATACGAGCCTTTCTGCTTACTGTCCCGTTCAAGTTGCTCCAGCTGTTGCTGGTACTGCTGTCGTAGACGCAACTGCGACTGGTACCGCTGCCGTTGCTGATCGCCCATTCCTGCCATGGCAACGTCCAGATCGTGTTGCTGACGCTGTGCGCACTCTTCCTCAGCCAGTTGACTGGTCAGCTGAATGGTCTTTTTCTTCAGGTCATTGAGGGCAGTCTGCTTCTGCAGCTCCTGCTGTTTTGCATCCAGCAGCGTCAGCGCCTGAATCAGCTCATCCTTGTGAGCCAGTACACTTTTTTCATCTGCTGTCAGTTTTTTACCGGCTAAATCGCTGATACGCTGCTGAAGGGCCAGAAGCTGTTTATGCGCTTCTGTCATCCTTTCAGTAGCCATGCCCGCTGACTGTCTGGCGGCGGCAATCTGTCCCTCCACCTGCGCCTGTTGCTGGCTGTACTGCAGTAATAGCCGGGTGGCCTCATCATTACGGGTGGCAGGCGTTTTTTTCTTAATGGCTTTTTCGTAACGTTCATTTTCACGCTGTATCGCTGCGTCCCTGACCGCCTGATCGGCGTACTGCATGGCATTAATACGCGCAATTTCACGCTGATGTCGTGCTGCTTCCGTTTCGTTCATCCGGTTCAGCGCGGCATTTTCAGCATTCCGGCGTTTCTGCTGCTCCTGATAATTTCGCTCAGCCTGCTCTTTTGCATCCTGCAAATCCTGCTGGCGTTTTCGCTCTTGCAGCGCATCCAGTTGTTGCTGATCGTATTCCCCCGTGGTGGACGCCTTAGTCCACGGAAATTTCTTCGCCCGCTGAATTTTTTCCTGCAGCGACGCAATCTGCGCATCAAGGGAATCTTCCCGACCAATGTTCATGGCCGCATCCCAGAACTGCTTCCACCAGTCAGACAAGGTTTGCAGCGTACTGCCCAGCGCATTGAGGTTATTATCAATATCCGACGTACGTTTACCGGTTTCCTCTGCCAGTGCAGACATGGCTATCCGGGCTGCGTCACTGGTGCGCCCCTGCTCTCCGAGCACACGGATCTGTTCAAGCTGGGTGGCTGTCAGAAAATGCAGTTCATCATCCAGCGCCTTCGCAGCACTGACCGGATCATCCTTCAGCCGTTTAAACTGACTGATGGTGTCACTGACAGACTGCCCTACCGAGCGTTCCATCTGTGCGGCAGCTTTCGCCACCATACCAATATCGTTACCGTGAAATGCACCGCTCCCCACTACCTGCGCCAGTGACCCCGCCATGGCATGTTGCGTGATGCCATTACCGGAAAGATTTTTACTGAGCGCCCACAACTGCCCGGCAGTCACACCGGCATAGTGTCCGGTGAGCTCAAGCTGCCGGTTAAAGGCTTCGCCTTCTTCCTGTCCCTCCATCCAGGCTTTACCCAGACCAATAACCGCAGCAGTGATCCCTCCGATAACTCCCCCCACCGCCAGGCCTTTCGGAGTCATTAATTTATCAATCCAGCCGGCACGGTTAGCCAGGGTGATCCCGGAGCCACGAAGCGCACCGAAATTACCACGTGCCAGCTCACCAATCATGACCCCCAGCTCCCGACGGGCTGCCGCACTTTTCAGTCCCAGCGAATGTGTGGTGTTTCCGGCTTTCTCCATTTTACGGATGTACACCTCCGCGGCACTGCTGCACCCAAGTTGTGCCGCCTTTGCCCGAAGCAGTTCCGTCGTGGTCATTTTCTGGCGACTTGTCTGTTCTTTCAGCTGACGAATAAATGCGGTTTTCTGGCGGGTGGCCGTTTCCTCTGCCTGTGTCAGAACGCGGGTTTTCGCTGTCACCTCAGAAATCAGGGCCAGATAATCCTGCTGAGCAATCCCGCCACTGTTTCTGGCCTGTCGGATCTGCTGCTGAATACGCTGTAACTCCTGCAGCCCCGCACTGGCCTGTTGTACGCTGTCGATCTGACGATAAAATGCGGCAGCCATCTTATCCTGCGCCGCAGCCAGCGCAGCCGCCTGAACCTGCTCCTCCCGCATCTGACGACTCAGGGCCTCCATCCGCAGGCGCGCCCTTTCCACATCTTCCGCCAGCGAAACATGCCCCTGCGCATGCTTCACCACGGCCTGAGTCTGTATCACCGTCGCGCTGGCAGCCTGTTTCTGACTTTCCTCAAACCGTTTCATACGGGCTTCGGCCCGCTCCGCCTCCCTTGCTGTACCATTCAGCAGATTTTTTACACGCGGAAGCTGCTCTTTAAAATCGGCGGTATCAATGCTTAAATCAATGACAAGGTCAGCAATCTGGTCCAAATCTCATTCCTCCCGATATACCTTCCCCCAGATGCATCAGCTCTTCATCCGTGCGTTCAGGGATCACCCTGTCATCCGTAACCAGACTGAAATCATCCGCCGGAATACGTTCACCGGACACCATCTGAACCATCAGCGACTTCAGTGTGGAAATCTGTGCATCCAGCCAGATATCCCCGAAACTCTGCTTCCGGAAGAAATCCCCCCATTCGCCCAGTTCTGACGCTGACATTTCTGATAACATCCGCCGCCAGTCTGCCCGCCGGAACTCACGGGCAAGCTGCATCACAAACTGCATCTCCCGCGTCAGGACTTTTCCGGTGTCAGAGGAACCTGTTCACCGTTCTGAACATCACCGGTGGAGACCGGCATACCACTCAGGGATAAAACCAGACTGCCCCCGTCGCCAAGCGCGTCATAAGACCAGGTGTTTTTTACATCCTCATTCAGCGCATCCACATCCTGTGACGGGTCCGTATTCCACATTGACCGGGAAACCAGCCAGGCGTTGATATCCATCCCCATACGCAGAAATTCAATCTGACGTTCAGCCACCGGCATGGCATCATCCAGGGCGTCAAACTCAGCCGTCCGTTTCTGGACAAACGACAGATATTCCACCCGCTGCAGCCCGGACAGTTCTGTCATAACCACAGACTGATCACCGTAATTAAATGTGTCCTGTTTCAGAAACATAACCTTCTCCGCAAACAACAAAAAAACCCCGGCATACCGGGGTACAAACAGACCGTCTGATTAACCACCATTAACGGTAATACTGGCCACTGCGACCTGTGCGCCACCCGCTGTCATCCCGACAATCGAGGTGCTTCCCGCTTTCACACCTTTCACCGTGGCCACCATGCCACTCAGTGTAACCGTGGCGATCTCAGGAGAGGATGACGCCACACTCACCGTTTTATCAGATGCATCTTCCGGTACTGTGCTGAATGTCAGCGTCGTCGTTGCCCCCACCCTGACACTGGCAGATGCCGGTGCCACCGTCAGACCGGTCACGCTAACAAGCCCGGTGCCTTCCTCTGCCAGATACGGACGTCCCACACCGCTGATTTTCACAGTGCGGGTCATCACCTCTTTAGAGGTAACAGTTTTCCCCAGCGAGCTCAGCCAGCCACGGAAAACATCAACAGTGCCGTTGGGATATTTGATACGAAACGCACAGACTTCACCAGAGTCGAACAACTGAACCAGTTTTTTCTGCCCGCTGTCACCCGGACGCCAGGCCAGCGTCGCCGAAGTATCACCGACGGATTTTTGCCCCTGGGTTGTCGTTTTCCAGTCAGCATTTTCATCATCGAGATAATCGTCATCTTCCGCATCTGCAGTCATTTCGCCCGGCTGTAAATCCTTCACCATCGCAAGACGCAGCCAGTCAGTATCTGACAACGGAGCCGCAAAGGCGTCCCCTTTGCCGGTATACATCCAGAACGTCGTCCCCGCGCCCTTCGTTTTTTCCAGTGGATTCGGTGTTGGCATTACCATCTCCTTGTTCAATTTGTATATGTGATCTGATACGTGATTTCCGCCATCGCCCAGGTGGCCATCTCGTTATCACGCTGATAGTTAAATCCCTGCGGGATCATGGTATCGATAAGATCTGAAAGTGCCGGAATATCTGTCAGAGCCGGGTAAATAATGTCATCCATCCACGTATCCAGTTCTGTATCCGGTGCCTGCGCCCGGATAAAGACCGCGACATGCAGAACCGCCTGCCAGTCAGCCTCATCCACCATTTTTCCGGTGTACTGCGCATCGCTCAGCCATACCGCCACGGCGGGCAGTTCCTGCGCATCAATAAAAGCAGGAAGTCCATCGAACAGGACGGTATTCTCCCTGCACGTCGCTTTCAGGCACGACAATACGGCCTGACGAATTTGTGTGTGTCGGTTCATCGGGTCAGATATAACCTCAGTTGTTGTTTCAGGGCATACCCCAGCTGTTTCGGCATCTCGTTATCAATGACGCTTTTACGGGCATCCTCAAATGCCAGTGTCAGCGGACCGGACAGCGGAATTTTCACCACATCAATGGGGTAACGATTTTTGCCGTCAATACGCCGCATCACATGCCAGCGACCGTTCGCCAGTTGCTGAATAAAGGCATTCCGGAAGAGATATTTTCCCACTTTCAGCACACTGCCACGGTAATGTAACCTGCCACCACGCCGGGTCATTCTGACCTGTGCAGCCCCCAGTTTTATGGCGGGCAGGTTGCCGCGATTTACGCGAATACGGGCATACATTTTTCCGTCCGGGCTGGCTTTAAGTACCCTGACACGCTCACGCACCAGTTTCAGGGGGATCCCCTTCACCTGGTTATCACCAGCCACAGTATTCTGCGCGACCAGCCGTGTGGCGACAGAGACAACCTTTGCCGCCACACGGTTCATCGCCCATGCGCTGGCCTGTGGCACCATACGGGTATCAAGGATGTCCAGATTACGGATGGCGTTTTCAAGACCTTTCATAATATCGCCCCGTACTGATATCACCCCGGGAACTGTCACACCGTTGCAGGCGGATATAACAGCATCCCCTGTCGTCCGGAGTAATGCGATCCACCCGAAAAAGATCCCCACCAACCTCCAGCGTATCCAGACGGCGCAGTCCCGTAATATCTGCTGTTTTCACAAACAAAGACGGTGAAGAATCTTCAAACCGTACTCCTCCGGCAACGAACGAAATTTTTTCAGGATCATCAAAAACACCCCTGAGTGTTTTTCCTTCAAGCTGACCGGACGTAATTACCGCCGTAATCCCCATATGACAAAGAATGACCTCGTCAGCCATGGCGACGGCGGCATCAAACGGATTATCGAAATCTGCCACCTTTCCCCCACATTCAACACATTTTCACGAGGCCACTTTCTGCCATGCTGGCTGCCACCACAGCAGATAGACGAAACACTTCTCCCGGACGTACAAATGCCACGGGGTTATCCCGTGTGGCGTGGAGTGCATTGACATGTAACATCACCACAGCTTTGACCATGACCATATCCACAGAATTTCGGTTCTCACTCTCCCCACGTTCGGATCGTGTTTCGTTTTTTTGTTGTGGTTCTTCATCATCCTTATACAGGCCGTCTGAACCATCACTTAATTCTTCTTCCCACTCCGCCAGACGTTGTTCAAGATCAGCTTTAGAGCCTGAAATATCGGCATCGCGCCCGAGTACTGCCGCCAGCTCCTGAAGACGCGCTGTTATTTCTTCTTTTGTCATCACATCTCTCCTGTGCGATAAAGAAAAAGGCGGGAATATCCCGCCTGACCTTATTTCACCTGAACCACCACAAATGCGTCCGGATCCGGCAACACCATCAACGGCGCAGACTGCGTCATGGTATATTCGCACCCCGGGTCCCCCACCTCTAACCAGTGTTTCGGATAACGAATTGCAGAGGTGATCCCTTCACTCAGCGCCTGGTTATCCTGGATTGCGCCATAACAACGGACACCCTCCACCTGAGTGTTTCCAAGAATCAGTGTGCCTTCCGGCAGATAACGCTGCTCATCCCCGTTTTCATCAACATACGTTGTTTTCGCCACCATGATGGCCAGATCACCGTAATAACCTTTAAAAGAAACCACGGACCCCAGATCTTTCAGCGCGGTTTCCAGTTCAGATTTTGAGCCACGGCGGGTATCCAGTTTTTCACGAAACAGTTTAAAACCGTTCAGCATACGCCAGACAGTACCGTCCATAATCGCAATATTGATGGTACCGGAAGCAAAATCGCAGTACGCATCCAGATCATGCGTCGGATCAAAGGTGTCAGTATTCTGTTTTGACCATTCGCGTCCCCCTGCCTGCGTAATGTTATTGGCGGCAGAACGTCCAAAATCCACTTCCACCGTCTCAAACTGTTCACCGCTCATGGTGTACTTACCCTGCAGAACAGCGCTGACCGCCTGCATTTCTTCCACCTGCACAATCGCCTGTTCTTCCTGTTTCAGGTTGTCAGTCAGAATACGCAGGCGACGGTAGGCCGGGTCATTAAGACGGGCCGGATCTTCCCCCGGAAGACGCTCCACCGCCTGCTGATAATCCAGCCGGTGTTTTGGTTTAACATAGCCGGGGCGTAACACGCGGGTTTCACCACCACGACTGCGCAGTACCTTACCTGACACAACCGGAGACACATATGCCGCAACCGGTGTTTTTCCGGTGATTTTATCCAGCATCACTTCCTGAGTATGGAAAGTGACCGTACGACGAAAAAACAGCTCCAGAAACAGCGCACGGAATTTCACTTTCTGCTCGGTGTAGCCGAGCAACTGACGCGTGGTAAATAACCCCATAATTGACTTTCCTTTAAAAACACAAACGGGCCGCATCACGACCCGTTTTTTCAGTTAATCACTTCACCATCAGGCGTGGCTGATGGCACTTCCCACAAACGCGTTGGCTTTTTTCACCGCATCCACCGAATCCGGCCAGACCAGCGATTCGGTGGCAAACGTACCGCTTTTGTAGTACGTCAGTGTGGGCTCGGTCCCGGCCAGCGCCAGTACCAGCACCCCCACAGCCGTTCCGGCTTTCTGACCATCCCATGCCACCAGTTTTCCGCTGGCGTCATCCAGCATCAGTGGCGTCAGTGAAGGCGTGGCAACACTGATACCACTGGTACCTGTTGCGGTATATACCGGATCGCTTCCGGCAAAAATGCGCCCGTCCGCGCGCTTTTCTGTGGTGGTTTTAATCATTTTCTCAGTCTCCTGATTTATCTGAATCACGGATCCCCGCTTACGGCATACTCATCAGCAGTTCTTCTTCCCCGTTCCCGGCAGTTCCGCCACCGGAAACGGCACTGGCGGCATGCTGTGCCATGAAGCGCTCAAAAAGTGTTACCTGTGACGGTTGCGATACTGATGGCGCAGCTGCCAGCAGCGTTTTCGCCTGCTCCACTGTCATTCCAGGTTGTTCAGCCAGCGCCTGTGCCAGTTTTTCGCGTCCTTTTGCTTCCGGCAACGCAATAATTTGATCGCCGGTACTTGCCGTACCGGTTGCCGGTGCCGCTGCCAGTAGCATTTTCGCCTGTTCCACCGTCATTCCCGGCTGTTCAGCCAGCGCCTGTGCGAGTTGTTCACGCCCTTTTGCTTCCGGAAGTGCCATAATCTGCTCGCCGGTACTTGCCGCACCGGCAATCGGTGCCGCTGCCAGTAACGTTTTCGCCTGCTCCACCGTCATTCCCGGCTGTTCAGCCAGCGTCCGTGCCAGTTGTTCACGTCCTTTTGCTTCCGGAAGTGCCACAATCTGATCGCCTGTGCTGTCAGTACCGGCAACCGGTGCTGCCGCCAGTAATGTTTTTGCCTGCTCAACTGACATTCCCTGCTGACCTGCCAGCATCTGCGCCAGTTTTTCGCGTCCTTTCGCCTCCTGACAATTCAGGATCCCCATCACGCGCTGATTTTCCTGGGACACCGCTTCAGCAACGGTGAGATTTTTTGTTGTCATCGTATTCTCCTGTGTAACAGAGTCGTTCAGAGCAGAAACCATTACATCAACGGCATCTGCAGCATTAATCAGTTGATCAGCCAGGCCTGTATCAATGCCTGCCTGACCGTCATAAACGGCAGCCTCAGTATTCATCACCACCGCTGAACTCAGCCCCGTATAAAGTGCCACCTTGTCGACAAACATCCGGCGGGCCTCATCAATACGGCGCTGAAAATCCGCACGCACACCTGTCGGCAACGCCTGAATACTGTTGCCGTCAACCTTGTGCTGCCCGGAGTAAATCAGCGTGATATCCACGCCTTCCTGTGCCAGTTGTTTCTCGTAACTGGTGTGCGCCATCATCACACCAATCGAACCAATTTTTGCCGTCTGCGTGACCAGCCGACGCGTACAGGCCGCCGCCAGCAACATGGCGGCTGAACAGGCCATGTCATTACACAGCGCCCACACGGGCTTCTGTTCCCGCAGACGGTAAATCATGTCAGCACAGTCAAACGCCCCGGCAGCCTGACCGCCCGGGCTGTCGATATCCAGTAAAATGCCGCGTACATCCGGGTCGTTCACCGCTGACTTAAGACGGGCAGTCAGACCGTCATAACCGGTCATACCGGAATATGGCCGCAGGGTACCCATTTTATGTACCAGCGTGCCGCTCACCGGCAGAATGGCAATACCATTTTTCACCTGGTAACTCTTTACCGGACGCGGACCACCAGTCATATAATCGGTAACCGCCAGCTGCATACCATCGGCATCAAGCTGAACGGCCTGCTGCGGAACGGCAAGGCTGCCCGCCCCCATCTCCTTACCCAGTGCGCAAAAGAAAACCCGCGCATAGGCGGGTTCCAGTAAAAGCGGCTCATTAAATGCCATCGCGGCAATATGTGATAAATTACAGCGCATCGCCTTTTTCTCCCGTTGTCTGTCGGATCTGCTGTTGAAACGCGTCCTTTATCCAGACCGGACGCGGAAGACCGGCAGCCTGTCGCTCCTGAGTTTCCCGTAGCTGCTGGCGGAAAATCTCCTGATAGTCATCCCCCATCAGGGCCAGCTCTTTCTCGTATGTACTCAGGCCGCCTTCAATGCGCATCACCGCTTCCTGCACTTCCTTAAGGCCATCAATCGCCATACGACCGGCACCAATCCACTCGGCACGGCACCACCCGGAACGGGCCTCCCAGAATGAGAAACGGGATTTCGGCGGACGGATCACGCCACGAATAAGGGCTTCCTCCAGCCAGCAGGCAAACATCTGTGACGCCAGGCGACTGGCCACAAATTTTCGTTTTCCCATAAAATACCGCCACGACTCATTGGCGGATGCCCTGGCACTGGAATAACTGACCTGTGAATAATCCCGGGAAAGCTGCTCATACGACACACCCAGTCCGGCAGCAATGTAACGTAACAGCGCCTTTTCCAGTTCAGAAAAACCATTATCCGCATTCTGGGCTGTCTGCAGATTCAGTGAATCTCCCGGGTAAAGATGCGGAATACGGACCCCGCCCAGTTTTACCGTATTGGTGGCGTAATAACGCGCGTAGCCTTTCATGATGGTGTTCAGGGGATTTTTACCTCCATCTCCCACCCCGGCGATATATTCAAACGCTTTTTCCGAATCCAGTGTGGATTCAATCGTGGCGGCATACATGGCGCGAACCACCGCCGACTGCAGTTGCGTGGCCTGCAGTGTGTCGAGCATCTTGAGACGCTCCATTACAGAATAAAACTGGTTGGCCCCGCGGGTCTGCCCGTCTTCCTGTGGCTGAAACACATGGATCATTCCCGGTCGTCCGGAAGGCAGTGTTGCCGTAATTCGTGTCCATTTACTGACACCGTAGCCGGGCCAGTCATCATCCTGAACATGGTAGGCCAGCGCTTTTCCGTGTCGGTTTATTTCCACCCCGGCACGCATAAAACGATCGCCGGTACCATAACCGGGTGTACTGACACGCTTCGGGCTGATGGTTTTGAATTTCGTCCGGAATAATGACGTGGATTCCGCATCCCATACGGGCTGGACAAAAATTTCACCGTTAAACGTATGGACCCCCACCCCTTCACGAATGAATTCGGTAAACGAACGACGCCCTTCCACATCCATCGTACCAAACACCGGATCGCAGTATTCCATCCACGCCGCCTCAACATCTTCAATAAAAGCATGTGAATCTGCTTCCGACATCCCCAGCCAGCGCCAGTTGGGACGGTAACTCAGACGAAACATGTGCCCGACAATATGATCCTTATGAATTTCCACTGCATTCGATGCAATACCGTTGTTACGGACCAGATCATCCGCGCGGGCGTTACCCAGATGAATGGAAGGTAAGAGCGCCACGTCGGCACTTTCCGGTGCAGGCAGCCATTCTGCCATTTGCCCACCGAACCCGGAACCACCACCAGAATATCCCATGCTTTGCCGTAAAGGCTGCCCATGAATATCCACCAGTTCCCCGTTCACAGCCCCACTCCTGCCGGGCCACGACGCCGTCCGGATACACCCAGCGCACTTTCCAGCTCTTCAATATACTGACGCAGTTCACCAATTGTCGCCCGCGAATACTGAACCTGACGCCCGTCCTTGCTGACGGAAACCACAGCACGTCCGATCATCAGTTCATGTAACGCCCGGCGGGCATCGCATAGCATTTCATGCGTATAAATCATCACTTATCCTCCACTCAGAGCAGCCGCGATTTCTTCAATAGTCATTTCATCGTCGTCCTGTTCATCTCTTCTGGCGCGGGCCAGTGCATCCAGATCCAGTTGCCACCGCTGAACGGAAATGCGCAGCGCTGCATAGGCATACACCAGACAGTCCAGAGCTTCATTACGCCGTTTTCTGGCATCCCACTGGAGTTTCACCCGCCCGTTCACAACTTTTTCAACCAGCTCTTCTGCCACGAGTTGTTTAGCTTCAACATCAGAAAAAATGTCCGGGTTATCCGGAAAACGGAAGGTATACGGTGCGACTTCACTGGCAGATACCACCGGCAGGGCAAAACGCGCATACAGCATTTCCTTGACGGTATCGGAACCCACCTCACACAAAAACACCCCACGCTGGTTTCGCTTTTTTGGCATGGTGATCACCGGCTTGCCGTACACCGACGCCCCTTTGATGGGGAGCACAAAAAAAGTGCCGTGTTTTCTGGATCGCTGATACACAATGTCCTGGTCAATACCACCGGTATCCCAGCAGACGCGGGAAATAGAAATTTCAGTGCCATCTGCATGACGGTATTTTTTCCGGATCACGGCATCAACGCGTTTAAGGGTGTCCTCATCTTCCGGTCTCCCCATGATGATCTGCTTGTCAATCAGAAAAGCTTCTTCGCCAGGAGCCCAGCCCCAGACATAAATCTCATAACGGTTTTTCTGAGAGTCAATCCCTGCGGTCAGGTAAACCACCCGCAGGGGAACCTGCGCATCATAGTGGCAGACTTTTTCCAGCAACAACTCAAAGCTCAGTTTTTCTGCCACAGCCTCTTCATAAGGCTCCCCCAGCGTGGTGTTAATGAACGTCTTGACGCCATTCGGATCCTTCAGTGCATCAAGCCAGTCATAAACAATCTGTACCCAGGTGGTGAACGGGCTGTATGCCGTCCAGATGTGGTACGAGATTGAGCGCGGTGGCGGGATTTCCTCATCACCGGCGCTGTAAAATGTCAGACCGTCACGCGTCCACATCCCGGTATTGTCACAAATCCACCGCCCGTCGGTCTGGTCAAGTTCCGACTGACGGATCACGCAGCCATTATGTTCACACAGGTAATACACCGTCTCCGGCTTGCCCTTCTCCCATTTCAGGCCAAAGGTTGTCGCATCATCGCCAAACTTCAGATACTGGGCTTCACCACAATGAGGGCATGGCACATAAAACCGCATAAAATGTGCAGATTCGTTCGCGGCTTTTTCAATCTGGCAAAAACCTTTAATTTTGGGCGTTGAGCCGCGTATGGATTTAGGCCATACCGAACCTTCGATACGCTTATCGCCAAGCAGAGTTGGTGAACCTTCTTTTTCCACATCCGGTTCAAACGAGGAGAGTTCGTCATAGCAGACCACATCCACAGATTTTTCACGGTAGTTTTTGGCAGCAGCTCCGCCCAGACACCAGAATCCCACACCGGAGGAGAAACGTTTCAGGGTAAGCGTGTTGTCCCGATGTTTTCTGCCAAACCACGGAGCCAGCTCCAGTAATACAGGAACGTCTCTTATCGTTGGTTCGACATGGGATTTCATAAAATCTTCTGCCGCAGAATCTGTCGGCTGAAAAAGCAGGCTGTTACGGGATTTGTGTTCAATAAAATAAGCCTCCACCCCCAACAGCATTTTGGTGTAACCAACACGCGCCGATTTAATCAGATTAACGGTGCGGATCCGGTCATTCCCCATGCTGTTCATGATGGCAACCTGAAACGGCAGTGTTTCCCATTGCCCGGGAGTATATGAAGACTCTTTTGGCAGATAATAATGCTGATCAGCCCACTGAACTGTCGTCAGTGGTACCGGAATATTGAGAGATACAAGCCCTGTTGCTATCGCACCGGCTGCATTAGCTGCCTTCTGTGCGTCTGAAATCATCAATCCACCCGCCTACGTTCTCACCAGCTTTAGCTGCAACGTTGGAGGCTTTTGCGATTTCAGTTTTCACCACATCAAGGTGTGACGGTGAAATATCCGGATATTTACGCTGTAATGTCAGCGGCACACGTACAAGTATCCCCGAAATCTCCTGTGCCACACGTTGCAGAATGAAGGTAAACAATTCCGTTTCCAGTACCAGCCCTTCTTCGCGGGCATTTTTCAGTTCCTGTGCATCAGCCTGTGCTTTTGTGAGTCGGTAGCGCTCATAGTCAATGGTGCCGGGTTGTAAATCTGATTCCGCAGCCGCACGCAAATCCTCGGTCTCTTTGCGGAGTTTTTCGTTTTCAATATCGGCTTCGCGCTGCGCATACCACTGAATTGCCATGGCGGTATCAAATACAGATTCAACCCCCTTACTACCACCAGAGACACAAGAGAGCCCTTGAGACTGCCAGCGTTCAATCGTTCGTGGATCCACGTTGAAAATTTCCGCGAGCTTCTTTTTATTAACCTTCATAAAACATTTCCATATCAAATGCAGGGTCCGACATGGAAGTGCTCAAAAACGTCTTTTTCGGGCACTTTCATGTCGGACCTTTTACGGATGTGATTGATGAAAAAACAATGAGTTATACACGAGAAGTACCGACACGCTTTTTCCCGAAAAATTTTCATAAATAGCGAAAATCCGCGCCGCTGCCGCCCCGTGGCAGGCCACCCCACCGGAAGGACCCACACAAATGAGAGCATTTATCATTAACATTTACAGATAAGATGACGTACATCATTGAAACGCCATTCAGCCATATACAGGCAGCATTCGTAGTTGCACTCCGTAACTCTGCGACTAAGGTTAAAAACATGGCCCTCTTTTGCCACCGGCAAATCTTCAATGGATTTCCCCTGCCGGTTTTTTATTTTCGTCGATGTATAACATTGCATTTACATCAATAGCGGCTATTGTCATTAGTATGTTGCATCAATGCATGGGTGGTATTGGCGGTCTTCGCCAGCCGGTTCTGTGTAGCTGCTCCCTGTGACCGGTTTTTTATTTCTCACATTATCGCAGCCCCTCTGTGTGAAGGGCTGCTGTAATGCCTGCTGTTACTCAGTAACGACCGCGCCTTCCGGTAATTTCATACCGGCAAATACCGGACAGCCAGGTTATCAGGATCAGCCTTCAGGTTATTTTCTACAAACATAGTGTTCTCCTTTTGGGTACCCAGAGACATTCTGGGTCATTCATGAAACAGGCAACAACGTGGCTGTTACAATCTCCGCCATATTCGCGTTAAGATCACATTCAACAGAAATTTCTTCATCCGTGGCATCCACTTCATATGTCCGGGAATAACATTCCGTGCATTTACCACTGAAGATATCCTTAACCAGAACACGTCCACGCTGCAAAACCCTGAATGGAATCGTTCCGTTAAAGGGCTTTACGGTTACCAGTAATCTCTTCATATCCCCTCCGGATAAAAATGCCCCTTGCCGCCCGGGCAGTTGCTTGATTCGGCAAGATTTAGAATGAATAAGATAAAATTGGCACACGCAGCAGAATTTCATGCTTTCCGGACGCCGGCGCATCTTTCATTTTTCAGCAAAATATTCTGCTATTACAGGCGATCAGTTCTGCATACACTGCCGAACACCATCAATAAGCTGACAGACCTGAGACGCGGTATCGAAAAGCTGGCGCGCCTTATCCAGGCTGACGCATCCCACCAGGAAAAAAGGCACCAGTATCGCTACCAGTGCCCATTTCGCCGCTGTTCGCGGCGTTCTGTGTGTCCAGTGTTTTCGCTTCATCTCACTATCCACCAATCAATCCGGATAAGCTCAATACTCGCCAGGCGGTGGAAATGAAAATGGCAACCAACATTGCTGAAAATGAAAGACCAACAACCACACAGAGAATTCGCGCCAGTTTTATAATGCTATCTGACATATTTACCCCTGCCCCACTTACGATTTCACAGCAATGATCAATTTTGCCATCCCATACAGAATCGGAGACACAGCGATACCGACCGCCACCCACTTAATGGCAAAAGCCACCGCTCTGCTGATGTCATCAGTTACAGGCGCTTTCAATTCAAGGCCGTTTTTCATAGTCAACCTCAACAGAATTCGTTTATACTTCTCCATGTTCTCCCTTGCTTACTCAAGGTCAGAAACAGAAAACCCCGAACTGTTCCCGCAGCCGGGGTTTTTGCTTTTTATTTATCTGTATGGGCGCGACATCTTGCTATTTCATTCCGGGCTTCACTGTCGCCACGACAGATACAACGCGCCGTGTCACCGTTCAGTGTGATGATGTAGGCTTCATCCTCTTTTTCTACAGGAATGCACGGAATATTCCCGTCCCGGCAATACTCAATCTTCGCTGCAAGATGAGTGTTACGCGGATAGAACTCCAGGCGGTACATATCCCCCAGGACATGCACTTCCTCAACATGACGACCGTCTTCTGTTACCGTGATTTTCTTGAGTGCGTACATACGTACCTCCGTTCTTTCGTTTTTGAGTAATAAAAAAGGCCGCCGAAGCGACCTTTGTCAGAATTATTCACACCTTATGTCAGGATGTATGGCAATCTCTGCAGCACCAGTAACATCCATTCACCCTCGTGTAACCCAGATTTTTTGCGGCCTTCACTGCCGGCTCACATGAGCTAAACTCTCCAAGCTCTTTACGATTGTTTGCATCAGGAAGTCGAAAACATGTTTCTGTATGAACCTCATGATCGTTCTGATTATCTGTAAGAGTGTGAACATAGTACTTCATACGTATTTCTCCTTTTGGTTGCGTACGCCCAGGAGAAATTAAACGCAAAATACACTTAACTCATTGATAATGATCATTTTTAAATGCTATCACACAGCCACGCGCTCTTTCATCCAGCCATAGACAAACGACTCATTGGCCTCGCGTTTCTCTGCCAGCTCCAGATAACGCTCGCCCTGCGTACAGTTCAGGGCTTTCACCAGTACCAGTTCACCATCCCTGCTGCGATTTTTCAGATATGCCCGTAACGCATTAAGAGTACGCGGCCCGATGCGTCCATCAGCATCCATATCCGGATAGAGTTTCCCGCGCAGGTTGAAAACGTTCAGCCAGCGCTGAAGCATTCTGGACGCCACAGTTGGCCCCATGTTCACGCCCGTATCGCACAGTTCTGCGGCAATATCCGGCGACAGAGTTGCCACCTGGTCAAAACGTGGTCCGAACCAGTAATCCGCCTCGAGTATTTCCAGCGCCTGCCCGCGCGTCAGGTCACGCATATCGCCCTGATAACCGTGTGCACGGGCAACTTTTTCAGTGATGCCCCATTTAGTCGGACCACCTTTATCATCCGGGTGATTGACGTAACCGCCCTCTTTTCCCAGAATTTCGTCAAAAATTTCATCTTTCGACTTCATATCAGCGCCTTCGTAATACAAGGATTTTTGATACGTTCCCGCGTGCTCGTATCACCAGCACGCAGAACACCAGGTTAATCAGGACGACCAGCCAGTTACCGGGTGGAAAGCGACCACACAGATAACAAAGCGGCGCAAAGGCATAAAGCAGCATCAGCAGCCAGGCCAGCCACGACATCAGCGGTTTATGTCTCGACTCACCACGACGATAAAAAAAGAGCGTCAGCACGATAACCGTGCTTAACACCACATTCAGTAATCCGGGAAGGTTACTTAACATTACCGCCTCCACCCCGCAGACGGGAGAACAGCCCGGATACCAGCGATGCGATATCCTGCTGGTGGATGAATGAGAGAATCTTCACCGACACCACCGATACCAGTACCGCGCAAAGTGCGTCGAGAGATGTGCTGTGGAGATTCAGTTTTTCAACCAGGTAAGACGCCATCACATCCGCCCCCAGCACGCCAACAATGAACGACACCAGAAAATGCGCTGCCACACGCCAGACAGAAATCTTCTGTGGTATCGTGGCCACAAACAGCGCCCCTGCGAATGCACCAAACACAATCCCGAAATCCGTTCCGGTAAACAGCCCGAATACCGTCGCCCCGCCGAGCGCCGCAGCCGTGCCGGAACCGGACAAGGGTTCAGACATACGTTTTTCTCCTGTAAATAAAAAAGGGCCTCTGTCGGCCCGTAAAAAAACACCCCGTCAAAGGCACCCGCAGATACCTTTTGTGTGGCGCTATCTGATGTGATGTGCGCCGGACGTGGCGCGGATATAAAAAAGGCCCGCCGCAGCGAGCCTGTTTTCAATGAGTGCAAAATTCAATTATTCTTGAGTAACACTTAAACTCATCTCATTGAATGCAGCCATCCTGTAACCTGCCGGTGTAACACCAAAATAACTCCTGAATACGCTGATAAAATAAGATGTAAAATTATAGCCACACTGAGCAGCGATTCTGTTGATGGCGCAACGAGATTGAGTCAACAGCATTGCTGCCATTCTCATTCTCTCTGTAAGCAACAACTCACTGAAACAGGTGCCTTCTTCTTTCAGTCTTTTTTTTAACAAACTTTCACTGATACATAACCGCGAAGACACATCTCTCAGAGTCCAGTTTGCTGCAATGTCCGTACGAAACAATGCACTAAGCCTGTCACTAATATTGCCAATACACGCGGTCAGAAACGACGAAAACATTTTCTCTGATGAGAAAAACGCCAGACACGAAAAGGAAAGCATTTCCGCTAAATTGTCCGTATGAATCTTTTCCTCACAAAGATAATCAATCAGGATGCCCATCAATTCTGCCTTGGGAAAACTCACGCAAAGATATCGTGGTATTTGCCGGACTAAAACTACATCCTGTTTTTCGTCTCCACACAACAGGTAACGGATAATTGTCGATTCACTGAGACTTATTCGCCGAAAACATTCCGAAAAGGGCAATAACGATCCAGCTCCCCCCCTGACAAGAAGTGCACTACCACTTTCCAGAGAGAGCTCTTTTCCTTCAAAGAGCACAACAAACGGGGAATGAACAAAAACAACAGAACAAGCTTCATTCATATCAATTGCCCTGACATTACTGGTCACAAGATAAGTATATATCGATTTACAAAAATACAAGCCGAAAGACCAGTATTCGCAACCACCAGCGCGTTTAACGTCCTGTACCGTTTTTCAGGCATAAAAAAACCCGCTCAGTGGCGGGTTTAAGCTGTTTGGCGTAGTAACCACTCTTAACAGGATATTCAACTTTTTACGATCGTAAAGCGTTCGGGGAAAATTTTTAAAACCGTTCCAGAGTGCATACCATCGCATCGGCGGGTAGTTTTTCCGTGAAGTCGACCTGACCGTGTTTATCGAAGTGGATCAGTAATGCGCATCCATCATTTTGGGTTGGGGTGTTTTGTGCTGCTGGTGGTTGTTTTTGGCTGAAATAACAGTCTTCCAGTTTTTCGAACACTTCCCACGCCTGATCGGTTTCCAGCATTTTGGCGTGACGGGCTGCTCCGCGTTCTGTCCAGAGGATGAGGTGCTTTGTACGCGGTGCAACTAAGTTACTTTGAGTAACCTTGTTCTTAAATTCCCGCAACTCAGCCCCTTCCAATTTGAAGTAGTGTTTCCCACAAACAAAACGCTCGGCATTGCGTGTATAGTTCACTTTGATGTTATTAGTTTCGGTGCCATAAAGTTGTGCCAAAAGCTCGGTAGTAATGACAGGGATTTGGTTATGGGTGATCGGGGAAAGAGTTTCAACTGAGATTTGAATAGCCATAGGATGATCCTTTTTCTATGTGAATCATCACCACTGCTGACGCCAATCAGTATGGTGGTGAACTGTGCAGGGTTGGCGTAACCGGGAAAAAGGAACCGGCGCGGATCGCTCCGCCCCCACACAGCCCACCATTGAGATGTGACAGTGCAAACGACAATAAAAAAGACGCTGGCGCGTCTGTTGTCGCCTTTTTCATCCGGGACGCCAATCCCGACGCCAGATTTTGCTGGCGCGTGAGGAATATAGCCCCGGACAATGTGTCTGGTCAAGCTCCTACATGATTCGTTCTACGTATCTGTCCATCTCCAGTCGGATATCAAGCATCATCAACATGCCATCAATAACCCCTTCCGCTTTCTGCAGGCGCTTGCCAATACAAGTATCCGAACACCCATGCTTTCGTGCCAACCCCATAAAAGTCATTCCACCTACGTAATAATCCACCAACAAATCGTGCAAATCCTGATTTTTCTTGTTCAACCGGGCCATACAGCCACAAATTATCATTGCATCATCATCAGAACACTGAGGGCGTGATTTCACTTTCGGCGGGATTAATCCTTTAAAACCAGCAGCGATTGACGCCCATGACACATCTTCGTGATTGTTCGCAGCCCATGATCCCCACCGCTCCATAACCTGCTGAATATCACGCACCATCGTTATCACCTGTAATTTCGTAAATCTTCACGCCCAACCGCCCACCAGGAACAGGCAGTCCGCGCACAATATTGATTTCATCAAACTGCTCGTCGTCTATAAGTAGTCCGGCATGCGTCAGCGCATCCAGTGGTGCTTTCAGAATATTGTCCAGGTCACGACGGCGCTTATCCGGCGGCTCTGCAATAATTTTTATTGCCAGCCTTCCGGACAGGTTTAATTTCAGTCGCTGCTGGCGAACAATAAGCGCCACATCACGGCGATAACGCTCACCGGCTTTTGATACAAAATATGTGCTGCCACGACGTCGCCAGTAGGTGTTCACCGTTGGCGGGTAAGGCAAAACAAATTCTATGCGTTCAGTCATTTATGCTTTCCACTTCAGGACACCCGAATTTCTCGCGTGCATTAAAAAACGAATCAGCAACAACAGCTGGCTGCCGTGTTTTTCTTCAAAATCTTTTACCCCGGCGTGCAGTTCGTTATGACATTTACGGCACAGCGGAATAACAAACAAATCGTCAGCCTTTGTTCCCATCCCTCCCAGTCCATGACCAATAATGTGATGCGGATCATCTGCCTGATTGCCACACGTCATGCATTTCTGCGTTTTTACCCAGCGCGTGTATACGGGCATCTCTTCCCGCTGTGGTTTCTGACGCTGGAGATACTGAGCCGGAGACTCCGGATCAACGGCAATGCTGACCACCGTCTTTTCCTGTGGTGGGTTTTGTTGCTGGTGGGCGTGAGGCAACGGCGAAAAATTTTTTGTGCGCTGCTTCAGTATGCTGGTGGCTGTCTGCTCTCCCGGTATGATGTCGCTTTCGCGGTACACCGAGCGGATTTTTTCCGCACGCAACCCCAGAGAACGACGTAATACTGCCTCCGGTAGCGCGTCCGCCACCTGATTGCAGACCGCCCACCAGGATAATTCAGCCAGCGATAATTCCCGTTCCTGTGTACCGTTCATTGCATGACGTATGACGTCAATCATCCAGGCTGTCAGATTTTGTTGAGCAAGCTGCCCGAGTGATTCGGATGTCTGGTCACGCAGCTGGTTGTCGCAGTGCCAGCACAACACCATTGCGCCGGTACCGTAACGATGTATGACGATTTCACTGTGATGATAGTCACCATGAGGCCACTGGCAGGATTTGACATGACGCAACAGCCAGTCAGACAGTGCCCCAGCGCCGCCAGCAGCACGAATCACCCGCTCATCGCTGAAAAATGGCAGTAATGATTTATCCTCCGCCAGCGGCTGGCGAACGGCAGGGACGACTCCGGATGGCAGGCCGCACATGCTTTTCGGTTCCGGCTCCACCAGCACTCGAGGATTGTGAAATACCTGCATGGATTCACGACCTGGCTTAAGGACCACCAGCCCGAGTTCCGGTACCAGAACAGGTCGAAGTAATACCCGCACGTTACCTCCAGATCCGTTGCTGGAATGTGCGGGACGGACGCGGTGGGCGTTCGGAGTAAGGAAGCCTGACGTAGATTATCCAGTGACGATAATCGAGGGTGAGGGCTTTCCTAAACTCATACCCGCGTCTGCGGTAGTTCTGAATCAGCCATTCGGCCTGTTCTTCAGTGCAGGGGTCATGCTGATACCAGTCATATTTGAATGTGTGAGAACGCCGCCCGTATCTGCTGGCAGGGGCGGCATCAGAATTGTTAATTTTCTTGTAATGCACCACTACTATCCTCGTAATGGTGCGACAGACGCCAGTTGTTCAGGCTGGCTTTAACTACAACATTATAATCTAGTCTTTCTTAATGCTGAAGTGACTGACCGAATCCGCATGCGATTCTTTGGTGATCAGAATAACATCGGATGGCAATGGCATTACGATAAACTCACCATTCTCAAGAACTATTACTTCATAATTACCTGGTATAGAAAGCGCAGCAATTAATTCCTTATCGTTCATAACCAAAATCCCGTGAACTTTAAACACCTCCCCTTAAGGGGACCATCCTTCTTCTCCCTGCGCGCCAATCAAGTAATGAGATTCTATTTCCCCCGTAATTAGCCTCAAGAACAACAAATCACAAAAACACAAAAAGCCTGTTTGATTAAAAATAATCGTAACAAAAAACCCGCCGAAGCGGGTTAAGTGCGGGTGCGTTGAGGATGCCTGACACATCAGAGGTGGCGAGGGATTTCTCCCCCGCCAGGTCTCTTACTCCTCAGATTCGTAAGCTGTGAAGACAGCGACCTCCGTCTGGCCGGTTCGGATTCGTACCTCGCAGAGGTCTTTCCTCGTTACCAGTGCCGTCACTATGACGGTTAAACAGATGACGATCAGGGCGATTAACATCGCCTTTTGCTGCTTCATAGCCTGCTTCTCCTTGCCTTTCGGCACGTAAGAGGCTAACCTAGATTTGCCGTTCATAGATTGAGCCTCAGATTAATGTTAAGCGTCTTGCCGGACGCGTAATGTTAACTGGGGCTTTTCTCTGTCTGCCTTACAGTGGCATGCCCGAGGCAGACAGCCTCAAGCACCCGCAACAATCTTACCGACACCGATAAGAAAACGCTATTTTTATTGCCAGAACCTTCTGCCCAGGCTAATGTATCCGCGTCAGAACGGCGCAATGCGCTCGCCTGAGATACGTTTACTTGTCATTGGTGGCAACAGATAACGGCAATTGTTGTTTCTGTTTGTTTCCTTCAAAAACCCCGGACCGTCAATCCGGGGTTTTTGTTTGTTATCCCCAGCGGCAAATCGAATACACCACCAGCGCCACCGCCATCGCAATTCCTGTCGTTGTGAATGCTTCAGGCCTGGTCATCGTAAAACATCCTCCACGCTTGTCAGTCCGTTTCGCTCCAGGTAGTCCATCGCCTTATCCGGCAGTTTGCAGTCCGGCTTCGCTTTCCTCAGTTGCCAGGCTAACTGCTTTACCTGCATAGTTAACTCGTCGACCAGACGCTGATACCCCACTGGTTTGTATTCATGCAATTTACCGGCTGGCTCTGCTGCCAGCGATACCAGTGCGATTTCCAGAACAGCAATATCCATCTTATATGTGCGGATGATGTCATTGTCGATTGTGCCCGGTATGCACAATCTCTGTGCTTCAATAGTCTCCTCTGCGTGAGCTATTAACTGCTCTCTGGTAAAAGTCGTCATGCCGTAGCCCCTTCTTGATATTTTTCAAACCAGAACACAACTGGGTCAGATTTCATTTCAACCAATCCCATACGAACCAGCGCTTTGCCTTTCCCGGACGCAAGGAATTCACGACGACCATCACTGATAATTCGCCGATAATCTTCCAGACTACTGCAATGCTTGTGCAGATTGCATGGGTGGCATGCCGGAACCATGTTGGATATATCGTCACGTTCCTGGTGAAGCATATTTCCATCAAAACGGATGACCGGTTTTACATGGTCTGCATGCCACTTTTCGCCAAGTTCGCAGCCGCAATAAGCGCAGCGACCACCGAACTTCATGCGCAGTTCTGCACGTTGTTTTTTCGTCAGTGCCATATCAGCTTTCCTTATACGGATTAATTTTATTGTGCAGTGTGTTGAACGACGCCCACACCACGTCGTTATACAATTCAATAACTGGCTCAATTATTTTCCCGATTGCCCAGACAAAAATTAGCGGGGATATCGGTATCATCAATACGATAAACAGAATGAGAAACAAAAATTCTGTCGCTCTACTTTTTCGCGGATATTCTTTTCTGAATAATGTAGGCACATCACTCTCCTTTGTTGCCAATGTTTACAGCCTGGCAGGCCTCCTTGAGTACCCAGTCAACAGCGTCTTTCCATGCTCCGGTTTCAGCTGGCGGATTCTCACACTTTACCTGTTCATAAAAGCGTACCGCTTTAACAAGCCCTTCAGGCACTACCGGCGATGGCGGGGCGGTGTAAAGGTCGTGGCTTCCATCAGGCAGTGAGTGACCTACATACTCACCGAATCCATCAACACACATGCCCCCATCTTCAATAATGCATGACTCCACCGGCTCTGATTCCAGCGATGCCAGTGCAATTTTGAATAACTCACCCTCTATCCGTGCCATCCCTGAATGGGGGTGACATTTCGTAATCGCTATTTTTAATTTGGCCTCTTCGATTAATTGTTCTTTGGTTAATTCAGCCATTTTTCATTACCGCCCTTTCGGGCGGCCTCCTGATGTTCTGAGGGTGCAGAAATCCCTCCGGTTAAGGATTAAATTTTTAACAGTGCTAAATTTAATTATTCAGTTCTGGATTTTGTCGCTCTGCGTATCCGCGCTTTTGCGTTACGCTCAATCTGAATTAGCTTTTCTATATTTTTCCGCCTTTCCCGTTCCTCCTGACGCAATAGCCTTACATCATCTGCCAGTCTGGTTTCTCTTTTCGCCACAGAGAGCATCCAGTCAAACGGCTCCACAACTGCACCGCAGATTTTACAGCGGACCTGACGCTCTTTTTCATCAACCCTGACAGAAGCGTGATGGCAATATGGTCTTTCCGATGGCTCATAAAGAAAATTAACCTGATTACGTGGGTCATCTTCTTTTACCGGAAATAAAACAATATTACTTAACTCATCTTCTGGTTTTATTTCCACGTCACTCTCCTTTGATGCGAATGCCAGCAACACGTAGTGCGCGCTCTAAATCAGCCAGATAAATCCAGCTGCCATTTTCCTTAGGTATCATGACATGGCGCTCATCAGCATTTATCGGGTGTCCATATCGAAGTTCATAGCCAGCCGGTAGCTGGACTTCCCTTGCCTCCAGTTCTGCAATGCGCTTGTCTTTGGCTTCCAGTTCATCAAGAACCTTTTTTATGGCTGGTGAATGTGTCGTATAACTCGCAGCCGGACCGGCAAGCATTATCCTGAGCTGCGTTTTCGCTTTTTCCGTGTTCATTTGGTTCATTACCTTATTTAGTGGCTATATTCCCCAATAGAACGTTAGTATACGCTGCATAACTTCGCTTTCCCGGCACTCACGGCAAATCATGTTCTGAGGCCTGTCGTAGCGGCGTATTTCTCCGTCTGGTAATGACCAGATAAGGTCCGGAGCAACCACAACCGGTTTCTTCGCCTTTGCCCTCGATAGTTTTTTGCGGGCGTTTTGCCAGTCCTTACGAGCCTGTTCAGACGGAAATAACCCGTAGCCAGAATTGTATACATCGCCACTGGCAACCAGCTCTCTGGCGAGAACACTCATCAGATATCTTGTCGCACCTGTTTTCGCTTCCAGTTGCCGTAACGTCTCGCGCCAACTCTGGCGTACGAGATCAACGATCTGCCCTTTAATTTTTTCCCGCTCTTCCTGTGTAAATACTTTTGCCATAAGCGCCTCCGGCAATCACTTTTCCGATACAACACGGCGGGAAGAATCAGTAATCTGTCGAACAATATCCCGGTGCTTGTTCAGCTCCCGCAGCGCGGCGCAGACTCGCTCCCACTTCTGGACATGATTTTTCGCCCGACGCAGTTCACGGTTTGCCATATGCAGCGATGGTAAAATCAGGTTATCCGCTTGCGTTTCAGTAAACGATGGCAACGACTGCACAATGTCCCCCACAGTATCTGTTTTAATTTCTTCCTGTGTTGCCGCTTCCTGTCCTGGTAACGCAACACCGGCTGGCTGAGAAAAGGCTTTACCAGGTGTTTTCGCTACCGATACAACTTTCGGCTCTGCTGGTAAATTTTCCCCGGTTTCTTTTACCAGCATCCACTTACACCCCTTCCCCTGTCCCAGCTTAATCGCCATGCCATCGCGGCAAAGCTTTTCCATCGCAGAAACCAGCGACCTGACGCAATCAGCACGCCCCACAGCAATTGCAATCTCAGCGGTGGTCATTGCCCCACCATGAACAAGTGTGGACAGGATGTCGCAGCGTTTCAGTGGCTCACGCTCTTTTCTGCTGACCACCGGATGGGATTTTCTTTCCACTTTACACACCGTTACTTTTTTTTCTTTCACGCCCGTTTGTCGTTCTGAAACAGACCAGTAACCATTAACCGACACAACTTCTCCCTGCTCTTCGTACTCCCGCAACATTTTAATCGCCTCAGCCGGTGCAATGCCCAAACTGGTAGCAAGCTCAGTGCACGTCACCTTTTGCATCGCTTTTAACGTATCAATCAACGTTTCCATTAAAATTTCTCCCGTTAAAAATTATTTACCAATCTCAAACAAAACTTATCCCCTGAACCCTGGTGGAATTTCGGTGTCCGGTTCAGAAATGTGATTCACACAACGCTGGTTGTTCGTGCCGCTTACCGGGAGCAACCAGGGGTTTTCAAAATTCCGGTCCGGTCCAAAAAACGTCGTCGCTCGCTGAACAAATTCCGTTCCCGCTTTCCCGGTCGCCGCCATGTATCTCGCGTAACGCCTCACACCATCCAGCATGGTCTCTGGTGACACCCCCTCGCGCAATCTGGCCTTCCAGGCACTGAATGCGGATTTCTTCGGGTTTGCCCCGGCACGCAACGGGTATTCCCGCCAGACCTGTTCGAACACATCCGGATAATCCACTCGTCCCACAGGCCGCCCGGTGTTTTCCGGGACTACCCGATCGGCTTCCCGCTGAATGGCGGAATCGGCTTCAGGCTGCTGCAGTTGGTGTGATTGCTCCGACCCTGCGGTCATCGCCTGCTGCACAGCGCCCGAATCGGCTTTCAGCGCATACGCCGAATCGGCTTCCGGTGTCGTGCCTGCTGGCTGACCAGAATTTACGGTCTGAACATCCCCTGCCTGGTTCATGGTGTTTTTTTCGCCATGAACCATAGTGTTTTTGTCCTGTTCCTGTTCTTTCTCCTGCTCCTGTTCTTGGCTTCGAAGCCCCTTAAAAGCCCCTTCGAAGCCCCTTACCGAATTTCGGCTATTATTCCGCCTCACATCCAGATGGAAATCCGTTTTATATCTGTCGTAAAACGCTGACAGAAAAGCGTTTTCAGGTAATGATGCATACTCATTCCTGACACCTGCACAACGGTTATCGCCGGGCTTCAACGTTTCCCCAACCTGCCAGGCTGCCATTTCATGGACCCAGACCATCTCTGCATCATGGTCATAGCTACAAAAACCAGCTTCAACAGCCCTTTTAAGCCCCTTTGAAGCCCCTTCCAGACCAAGCCCGGTTTCATGAGCAAGGTATAAAACTGGCAGGTAATACAAACCCAGCATATTTGCGTGAGGGGATGTCATCAGGTAAAAAGCAACAACTTGCGCTTCTGCACCCGCCTTTCTAAGTTCTCTCCCCGTTTCTCCCAGCCAGAATCGCGGAGAAACTTTTGCGTAATCACGCATGGCTACCTCATCTGGTGCCGAACCTTCCTCCGGATATAATCTGTGGTTCCCAATCGACAGAACCAGAGGAGGTTCGACATGTATTTTTTGAAAAGCCTTTATCAGGCTCATGTATTAAATGTTGCAGCAACAAACCGCTGGTGTAACAGCCCCGAAATGCTCCCGGATTACAGAGCCTGGCTGCGCGCCGAAACATACCTTCGTCTCGACATATTGATTAGCGAACTTCAAAAAGAGACTGCATCCATTCATAACCTTCAGGGTATCGACGCTGTTCGCATTCTGGTATCGCGCCATAGTGCTCTCTCAATAATTGAAGTGCGTCATCTCTCTTTTTCTGAACTGATTTTCTTGCTTCAACCAGCTCTGGAATCAGCGAATATCCCACCGGAAGTGATCCAATACCCACCTCATGTTGACGAGCAGTTACAAGATGTGCCATACAACCAGCGTGCTGGATTGACTCCCTGCTCAGAGGCTGAATGGGATCACTCTCTGCTGAAGAAATACCAAGATTTGTATAATCCTCAATAAGCCCGGCACACGCTTCTGCATCAGCCAGCTTTATTCTGGTTTCCTTGCGCTGTTCTCTGTCTGACAAACGCCAGAGCAGCGCATTAGCTTTATGTATCAACCACTCTGCCAGCTCCACATCAGATAAACCGCCACGCCAGATGTGCGGACTGTTTTCGTAAACGCTCAGTGTCAATTTTTTGTCATTACTCATATTTATTACCCAATTAATGCACAGCCAGAGTGTTTCCTGCCGGGCCACCACGATTCATCTGGTTGAAACCAGCAATCGCCACTGCGACAAAATCATCAGCGTCTCTCACCAGTCGTTCCCGCGTCTCCACCAGTTCCCGAAACCAGGCTGAACAGTGGCTGCGCATTCGGGCCACCAGCAGAGGTGGCATTGCTTTTTCGATCGCTGGTAACAACGCCTGAATTTTTTTAACCGCATCAGGGGTGTCTTTATCCAGCCAACGGAAAATTTTCTGGGTATTACGAGCCAGCGCTTCCGGATGCCTGTCGTCATATAGCTCCGGGAACGTCATACCCAGCTCAAAATAAGCCTGGGTTATTTCAGCTGCCGGAACTTTTTCACCGTCCGGATGCGCCCAGGCATTCATCGCCATACGGATGTGTTCATGCTTGATTTTCATGAATCAACTCCGGTGTATTTGGTGTGTTAGCCTTATCTCCAGCAGGCAACCCGTCAGTTGGATTCGGGTATAAATCTGGTCGCAATTCATGAGGAGTAACCCCAGTTGCAATATAAATTTGACGAACCCGTTCCCCCGTCGGAACTCGACCATTGTATTCATTTGCCCATTTGTGTATTTGAGATGGCCAAGCCCCTATTGCACGCCCTAGAGGACGAATACCACCAGCAATCTTTATTGCTTTGTCCAATGCTGTCATACAACCTCCAGTTCAACTAACCACAACAATTGTTCACTTAAAACGAACATAAGTCAACACCTCGAGGAATTGTTAGTGTTCACTGAACGGTTATAATTGCTAAATGGACATGAGAAAAAAGCAATACGACACCCCGCTAGCAGAAAGGTTAGATGCGATCTCTCAACAGCATCATTTAAGTGGTTCAGATTTAGCGCGTATCGCTGGTGTAGGTCGTTCATCAGTCAACGCATGGAAAAAAAGAGGAACAATCAGTAAAGATTCCGCAGCCAAAATTGCAGAAGCCACAAACGTTTCCCTTTCTTGGCTACTGACAGGGAAAGAAGAGACAAATAGAGAAGCGCTTGATGATGACGAGAAGGCCCTGCTTGATGTTTACAGAAACCTGCCACCTGTAGAACGTAGAAATATGCTGGCAGCTTTTCAAATGCGACTTCAAAAACTGACCGAATTTTACTCAGAATACGTCGACCCAATAACACGACAAAAATAATTCTTTATTTTACAGAATCATACCGCCGCAAGGCGGTTTTTTTTACCTTTTACGTATTCATTATGTTGACTTTTGTTCACCTAGAGAGAACAATGTATTCCATCAAAGCACAACGGTGCGACAGGTCTTAGTTCCGCCACCCCGGCGTTAAGGGGAAATGAGGTCAGCATGGATACTATCGATCTTGGCAACAACGAATCTCTGGTATACAGCGTGTTTCCCAACCAGGACGGCACATTCACCGCGATGACGTATACCAAAAGCAAAACGTTTAAAACCGAAACTGGCGCACGTCGCTGGTTAGCCAGAAATACTGACTGATGAGGTTAATGATGGAATTTAAAGATTTACCGCTATCAATCCAGGAGATTGCAGCACACACACTACGTCAACGTCTGAACGAAGCTATGGCTGAATCTGCAACGAAAGAAACCATTGATAACATGGCTCGTAATGTACACGATGCGTTTACCGGATTGTATTTCTGTGCGTCTGTAAATAAACACGACCCAGAGAGTGTGGCAAAGAAAATTGCAGAAACGACAGTGCAAAACATCAATACGAAACCAACCGAAGACGAAATTGACCAGCCTGCCAGTGAACAAAAAAAAGAAAAATCGCCATATGCGGGAAACATGTTTGTTTATGACAAACTTATCCGAATTCGTGGCGAAATTCCGACTGAATACCTGGCAAGAATTCACCAGACATTACTTAAAAATCTGGAAACGGAAGTATTTGATGGCAACACCAACGGTTCCTTCGTGGTATCAGCTCTCACAAAGGAGTGGGATAAAGATAATCGCTGGAATGTTGCTACATGGTTATTCAGCAACAAAGCTTCTGCCCTGGAAGCTGCGGCGTGTATTTGCGACCTGCTAAGGACAGACCGCAAATACAACCTGGATGTGTATAGCTATATTTATGCTGAACACTATCCGCTATGGATTAACTTTAACTGGTAATTACAAAGCTGTACCTGCAGGGCCACGACGACCAGCACCACGATTGTAATCAATGATGCCATTATAAAGCGCATTATTTAATTTATCGTCGAATGCCGATTCTGTGAGCCCTGGCTCTGAATGAGTTTTTAATAACCCTGATTGCCTGAGTTGATTAACCAGGCATTCAATCTGTTTTTCAATAAGCGGATGTATTGGCTTGTTTGGCATTTTATCCTCCATTGAGGTTACTGGTTGAGAATGGAGACCACACGTGACAGCGTGTTGTCGTGCGCCGGACACGGATAAGAATCCGGCACTGATAGTTTATGAAAGGATATATCCCTGAAAAGTCAGGGCATAACACGGAAGCGCACGGCGGAGGTGTCTTTTCCTTAGAAGGCTTGTCGTTAGATTTCTTCGACCGTGCGCTTCCGGTTGTGGCACTCCGCGAAATGGCGCGGCGGTAAGTATGGCGGGGTTATTCCTTACCCCCATTGGTGGCACCGGGTTGTCAGGTTGACCATACGCCTGAGTGACAACCCCGCTACAACACTCCATGTTGATTTGTACCTTTGGCGGCATCAGTTTCATTGCTGGCTGATGTCCGCCCTTTTTAAAGTGAATTTTGTGATGCGGTGAATGCGGCTAAGCGCACGCGGAACAGTTAAAAGCGTATTAAAGCATCTGTGTTATGGGTGGATTCTCTGTATCCGGCGTTAATTGTTAACTGGTTAACGTCACCTGGAGGCACCAGGCACCGCATCACAAAATTCATTGTTGAGGACGCGATAATGGAAACATTATTACCAAACGTTAATACGTCTGAAGGTTGTTTTGAAATTGGTGTCAGTATCAGTAACCCTGCATTTACTGAAGATGCCATTAATAAGAGAAAACACGAACGGGAGTTATTAAATCAAATATGCATTGTTTCAATGCTGGCCCGTTTACGTCTGATGCAAAAAGGATACTGGCAATGAATACAGCATTCGCACTCGTTCTGACAGTTTTTCTTAATACAGGCGAACCACTTGACCTTATTGTTGATATACGTGACTCAATGGAAGAATGCATGGCTGCCGCAGATGAACAGAAAATTCCCGGTAACTGTTATCCGGTCGATAAAGTTATTCGCATGAATAATAACGAAGTCCCGGCAGGGCTTTAAACCAGCACAGTAATAAATATCCGGTTTCATTTTTATATGCCAGCAATGGGCAGGGATTTGTTCACCCTAAAAATGGTTATGAGGTTTATCAATGAGCACTGATAAAGAAGAAATTGCACTATATTACGAAGCCAAAAATGACAAAGTCAGAAAACGTCTTGGGATTAAAGGCGGTTTTTACTGGCGCACAGCAAAAAAATTATCGGTTGCAATATCACGCGGTGTTGTCGCAATGGACGATGCCGGATTTGACGAAGAGGATTTTAAAAAACCTGTTCGCGTCCATTTACCCGTTGTGAATGACCTTCCTCCGGAAGGCGTGTTTGATATCGAATTCTGCAACCGATACGAAAAAGGCGGGGAAGATGGTATCACAATGGTACTTATCGCGCCCTCGCCCTCTGTTCAGGATAAACCAGCCAGCACTGACAATACCAACGTCAACGGCGAAGACATGGCTGAGATTGAGGAGAACATGCTCCTGCCGGTTTCAGGTCAGATTCTGCCTGTTCGATGGCTGGCACAGCACGGCAGCGAAAAACCGATCACACACGTTTCGCGGGACGAACTGCGCGCATTACATAACGCACAGGATGAAAAACTTCCCGCCGTTACCGCGCTGGCTATCTCAAATAAAGCAGCGCAACTCGAACCGCTGGAGATTCGCGATCTCCACAAACTGGTGCGAGACACTGACAAAGTTTTCCCCGCCCCCGTAAATTCGGACCTGGGACTGATAACCTCTTTTATCGAAGCATACCTGGACGCCGACTACACCGATCGCGGTCTGCTGACAAAAGAGTGGATGAAAGGAAATCGTGTTTCGCGTATCACCCGTACGGCTTCCGGTGCAAATGCCGGTGGCGGGAACAAAACCGATCGCAATCCGAATTTAGTACACACCTTCGATACGCTGGATGTGGAGATTGCAGCAGCCACACTTCCGATGGATTTTAATATTTATGAAATTCCGGGCAGCGTTTATCGTCGCGCAAAAGAAATCGTCCTGAAAAGAGAAAGTCCGTTCAAAGAATGGTCCGCAGCACTTCGCGCAACCCCGGGTATTCTGGATTATTCCCGCGCCGCTATTTTTGCACTTATCCGGAGCGCTCACCCTGAGTTTTATCACTACCCGGGACGCCTTCAGGGGTATATCAACGCCCACTTAACGGAGACTGATCACGAGAACCCCAGCAAGGAAACTCTCACTGCTGCACGACATACACCGGAAAAAGACATCCTGGAAGAAGTTAACCGCGAACTGGCTGCTGAACGCGAAACAGAAGAAGAAAAAAATAATGAGGAAAAATCACAACCGTCTGACGCAATGGCAGATGAACAGGCAACGACTGAAGCAATGGGACAGGATACAACTGAATATCGCCAGGACACACAATCGCTGGATACTCAGGCACAGATAAATCCGGTTAATCAGGTAAAAGTTACCGCTGACGAAGTAAACAAAATTATGCAGGCAGCCAATATCAACCAGCCTGATGCCGACAAAATACTGGCAGTCCATCGCGGTGAATTCGTTGACGGAATTAGCGACCCGAATGATCCGAAATGGGTTAAGGGGATTGAAACCCGCAATTCTGTGAACCAGAACCAGCCCGAATCGGAACAAAACAGCCAAAATGCGTTACAAAACGAGCCAGAAACGAAACAGCCTGAACCAGAAGAGCAACAAGAACCGGAAAAAGTCTGCACCGCCTGCGGTCAGACCGGCGGCGACAACTGTCCTGACTGTGGCGCGGTGATGGGCGACGCAACATACCAGGAAACATTCGATGAAAAAAATCAGGCTGAAGTTCAGGAAGATGATCCGGAGGAAATGGAAGGCGCTGAACATCCACACAAGGAGAACACTGGCGGCAATCAGCATCACAATAGCGATAATGAAACTGGCGAGACGGCAGATCACTCAATTAAGGTGAACGGTCATCACGAAATCACATCCACCAGCAGGACGTGTGACCATCTAATGATCGACCTTGAAACCATGGGAAAAAATCCTGATGCCCCGATCATCTCAATAGGTGCAATATTTTTCGATCCGCAAACCGGAGATATGGGACCGGAATTTAGTAAGACTATCGATCTGGAAACTGCTGGCGGAGTCATTGATCGGGACACCATTAAATGGTGGCTTAAGCAATCACGCGAAGCGCAATCTGCCATTATGACCGATGAAATCCCGTTAGATGATGCACTACTGCAATTGCGGGAATTTATCGACGAAAACTCCGGTGAATTTTTTGTTCAGGTCTGGGGTAATGGGGCCAACTTCGACAACGTGATTTTACGCCGTTCATACGAACGACAGGGTATCCCCTGCCCGTGGCGCTACTGCAACGATCGCGATGTACGCACAATCGTTGAGCTGGGGAAAGCCATAGACTTCGATGCCAGAACTGCTATCCCATTCGAAGGTGAGCGCCATAATGCACTTGATGACGCTCGTTACCAGGCAAAATACGTTTCAGCTATCTGGCAAAAACTGATCCCGAGTCAGGCTGATTTTTAATGTTCAACCGTCGCCAGTTGTCGTTGGTATTCTGCAACTGGCGCGTTCCGGAGTGATAGCCATGAGCGAACAGTACCTGATAACGCTCGATGAGTGGAAGCCAAAACGGTTCAGTCTCCCAATAACAAACACTACCCTGGTGAAATACGGAAAACTAGGATACATCGTTCCAAGACCACAAAAAATTCGTGGGCGTTGGCTGATAGATCGCCGAGCAGTATTTGTTGGACCTGGTGAAACAGGAATTGCGCCGGAAATTCATACTGGCGATGATGATGCACTGAAGGAGATTTTAACTCATGTCACCGAGGCCACGAAAAAACAGCACTGACGTAGCCGGACTTTACGAAAAATTTGATCGCAGAACTGGCAGAGTTTACTACCAGTATAAAAACCCTGTGACTGGAAAATTTCACGGGCTCGGAACAGACAAAGGTAAGGCAGAAAAAATCGCTTCCACAGCCAATCAGCGAATAGCTGCAGCAGAGGCTGAATATTTCATGCGCAAAATTGATGAAAGTCCGTCAGCAACAAAGCGTCGGGGTATCAGATTAAAGGCATGGGTTGATCGATATCTGAAAATACAGGACACGCGACTGAAAAATGGAGATATTGCAGCTACAACTCACAAAGAAAAAGCCCGAATGGCTGCATACCTGGTTTCCCGTCTGGGAAACCACCCATTGAAAGAACTGGAAGTAAGAGACTTTGCATTAATACTGGATGAGTGGCTGGATAAAGACATGGTCAGCACAGCGAGAGTAAATCGTGGATTATGGGTTGATATTTATAAAGAAGCACAGCATGCAGGGGAAGTTCCTCCTGGATGGAATCCTCCGGAGGCTACCCGTAAACCGATCCCTAAAGTAACTAGAGCCAGGCTCACCCTGGAAGACTGGCAAAAAATTTACAACGCAACGCCTGAAAAACACTTTATCCGTAACGCAATGCTTCTTGCGATTGTTACTGGTCAGCGCCGTGATGACATTTGCCACATGCGTTTTTCAGATGTGTGGAACGAACACTTGCATATCACCCAGGGAAAAACCGGAATGCGTCTGGCGTTACCGCTTACACTACGCTGTGATGCCATTGGGATAACGTTAAAAGAAGTTATTGATGGGTGCCGAGACAGAATATTAAGTCCATATCTAATCCATAGTCGGCACCAGAAACAACCAAAGCCGATGAGTAAAGACAACCTGAGCGACTACTTTGCCAAAGCACGGGATCTGGCTGGGATAACTCCACCAGCAGGAAAAACTCCGCCAACATTTCATGAACAACGCTCCCTGTCAGAACGATTGTACCGCGCGCAGGGTATTGATACAAAAACATTACTGGGACATAAAGTCCAGGCAACCACCGATCGTTATAACGATACTCGTGGTCAGGAATGGGTTAAATTGGTTGTTTGACGAAATAAATACAGCTGAAAAATGTTGATATTGCTTTGCTAGTGTAAAAACCCCGGCATCAACCGGGGTTCGGAGACTAATCTTGATCAGGTTCCTGCTTAGAATAATGTTTTCCAACAATAAATGCCGTAACCAATGCAACAAGATCTATTGAAACGAGAGTTCCGGCAAGAACTGTCTCCCCCATGACGCCAAAGACAGTGGCAGCTAAGATGATCAATATTGCCAACCAAAAAGCCTTTGTTTGACCATCTCTGGCAATATCAATGCTATCAGCCACTGTTTTATGGCGATGAGCCTGCTCTTTTTCGGTCAACTCAACAAGTCGATTTGCAAGCCCAGGCACCAGTTGATCATACTTTTTAAGCATTGAAGGTGGCGGAACAGGCCCCTGAAAATGCTGGCAAACAATAGCCCGCACCTGCGGACTATCCAAAACCCTGTTTAAGACCTCTGGATTTTCGATTACTCGAGAAACCAGTTCATTATCCTTTTGTTCTTCACAAGTGAGTTTGGTGTTCTCACTTTCTTTTTGATCTGGCAT